CTTGCTAGCTCCTGCGCAGCTCCAATACCTCTTGTATTTATTGCATTATTTATCTCCTCCCTCGCTCTCCTCCTCCGGGCTTCAAAGTCCTCCTGCTCTTTCGTCATTTTTCTATTAATATACAATATATTTATTTTTTTTTACAATTATTTTATTATTCATATATTAAAATATATTATATTTATTAATATATGGATAATGAAATAATTCAAAATCATAATTTAGTATATTCTGAACATGATACTAAAAATAAAAATATTGCAATTAAAACAGATGAATTATTATCAAGAATAATAGATTCTAAAAACGAAGCAAGTACACGTTTATTTATGGTAACCGAAGCATATGATAAATATAATAAAGAATATTATATAATATCATTAACAATATTGATATTATCATCAATAATAACATTTATAGAAGCAGTAAGATTATCAATAATAGATACAAAAAATACTAATATAATTTCAAATAGCGATACAATAAATTTTACATTACATATATTATTATTAGTAAATGGTACAATAATAACAATATTAAGTAGTATAATAAGATTTAAAAATTATAGAGAATTTTTAGAAGGACTAAAAGATGCTCAATTGCAATTAGTAAAATATAAAAATAAATATATGCGACAATATTATATTATAAAATATAATTATGTAAATAAAGTTATACAAGAGCAAGATATAACAAAAATATCAGATAAAATAACTTTATATGATAGAGCAGTTAAATCAATAAATTATTTTCAATATATAAAGAATATTGATATAATAAAATATAATAATACAAAAGCAAAATTTGATGTAAATATATTTGAAATTAAAACGAAAACCGCTAATAATTTTGAGGAAATAACAAAAAAAAGAGAAAATGAATATATAAATATAAATAATGAAAATGATATAAATAAAGAATTGATTGATTATAATAAATTTGTTATTTTAAATAATTTAGAATAAGATAAAGATAAATTAATAATAGATATATCATAAGAAAGATTACAATTAAATAATAAATTTAAAGAACTTAAAAATAATATAGTTTAAGCCATATGCTCATCATTATTATCATAAGTATTCCATAACTTATCTTTAGATTCTAGAACTTTTGGTGTTGATGGATTAGATGTTATTTTTTTTTTTAAACCACTTGCACCATTTAGTTGTAATGGAACAGAACGGCCTTCCCATAATTCAATCACTTCCATTTTAATACTTTTTTTGATATCTTCAAATTGACATTGTATTACAAGAGAATCATATTTTTCTGTAAGTCCATTAATTGCATTTTTTGATAATTCTTCCCTTTCCATACCTTCAATTTGATGTGCTAATTGTAAGAAATTGTTACTTAAATTTTTAAATAATTCAACTTTTTCAGGAACTTTTAAATTATTTTGTAATGCAAGTATTAATACACTAGCACCATTAACAACAACATTAGGGATTTTCATATTACCTTTATCATTATCAAACGAATTTAAAATACACATAACAGAACTAGTAATAATTAAAGGTATTTGAAAAGTAAATTTAATAAGACTCCAATATTGAGTAGCTTTTTGACATAATACAGACATAGCCTCGCATTTATCTAAAAGCATATTTAATCTTTCTTCGTCTGATATATGAAGAGAACTCACTCGTTTCATATATCCCTATTATTTAATAATAATTTTAATTCATAACTGGTTTTGTCTAATAACTCAATAAATGTGATAATTTTATTTTTTAATACTTTATTGTTAATATCAATAGAATCTATTTTTTTTTTAAAAAACTCAATTTCAGTTAAAATAAGTTGTTTATTATTTTTAATATTGAAATTTATTTGAATTATATTATTACTAAAGTCTAGTTCACTATTTTGATATAAATAAGTATTTAAAAAATCTTTAGTTAGTATATTTAATTTATCGTCTAAATTATTTAATATAGATACAATATTATAATCTTTAATTATAAAAATAAAAATTTGCATTTTTAATTTAAAGTCATTATAAAAACAAAATAAATTAATAAATGTAGTATTATCATTCACATCAGTCATTTCTTGTTCTTCAATATAACAAATTTTTTTTTTCTTATCTTTCATTTTCTTCTAAAAAACTTTAATATTTTAATAATAATAATTTAAATCCATTTAAATATCATCTATATCATCAATATCACTACTTGATTTATTATCATCTGAATCTGTTATACTTAAATTATAATCAAATTCTAACTTATCATCAGAATTTTCGTTAGTAGTCTCCGATTTTTCATAACTAATTTTATTATTATAAAAGTTAATAATAATTTGTGATAAATTGTTATTATTAATAAGTTGCTGTATTTGTTCTCTATTATATTTATGAACAATATCGACCTTATTTTTTTGATAATCTCTTATAGAAACTGCTACAATATCTCCTTTTTCTATTAAAATTCTTTTTGAAAATTTTTTTAAAGCACCTCTTATAACGCCAATACAATCATTGCCAGAATTTGTTGTTAAAAGAACATGACCACTACCTAATAATTTTGTAACAATTGCGTATTCTTCATAATTAATATCAATTTCATAATCGTTTTTAACAGAATTATTTAAAATTTTTTTTTGTTTTTTGTTTCTAATAGATGTTTGATACATTTTTTATATAATAATATATCCAAAACCTTAAATATGTATAAATATAATTTTTTTTTATTGGAATAATATAAGAATTAAATGAATTATATAAAAAAAGTATTATCTGGTGCAAATTATATTGTAAATGAAGATAGTAATTTTAATAACATAATAAAAATAAATAATGTTAAAATAAAAAATTATGAATTAGATAATGCATTTTTTTTGCATACAGATAAAAATACACCTTTATGTGATATAATATCCGATAATATTTTAACAATTAAAGTAGTAAATGTTATTGAAAAAAATAAAATAAGAGGAATTATAAATGTAAACTATAATTTTTTAAAATTTAATATAATATTATTAAATAAAAAATTTGTAAATATTAATGATTTATATTTTAGTTTAACAAACTCTAATGATATTGATAATATGTTAAATCATTTTAATAATAATAATATTTTTATAAATGCAAAAATTAAAAATATAGATATTAATAATAACTTATTATGTGAAATTATTTAAATATTATATCGCTATTTTATATATAAATGTACTTAAATGACATATGGTCTTTTTATTTTCATGACCCATATAATACTAATTGGAATATAGAAAGTTTTAAATTTATAACAAATATAAGTAATATAGATGATTTTATAACTTTATTTGAATGTTATAAAGATATTTTATCTAAAGGAATGTTTTTTTTTATGAGAGAACATATTTTACCAATATGGGAAGATGAATTCAACAAAGATGGTGGATGTTTTTCGTATAAATTATATAATGAAAATTTTGTTGAAAAATTTTTTGAAATATTAGCATTTTTACTAGGTGAAAATTTAGGTGTAAATAATGAAATATCTCTAAACATAAATGGTATATCAATATGTCCTAAAAAAAATTATTATATTGTTAGAATATGGATAAAAGATTCTAAATATGCTGTTAAAGAAAATTATAATATAAATATACCAAAATATACTACATTATTATATAAAAAACATAACTAAAATAATATATTAATATAGAGTATGTTAACAATTAAATATTTAAAAGATACTATTAAAAGTCATATTTATAGACAAGATACTAAAAAAAAATATTTGCATAATTTCTTTAATAAAGAAGATTTAAATTATATATCTAAAGATGGATATGATTATTTTGTAATACCAAAACAGTATTATATATGGAAGGGTATTAGTGTTAATGACGCAAAAAATAAAGATGTTAATATTGATAATAAAAATAGTAATGATATATTAGACAATTTATCATCATATTTTTTTGCCGATAAAGAAACGGCGTCCTTATATGGATCAAAAAGATTAACTAAAGATGGTGTTGATTTACAGTTTAAAATTGTAAAAGATATCGTTTTAATGGATATTAGCAGTATGAATACTATTATAAAATTATTTAAATATTTGCGTAATTTAAGTTACGATGAATTAAAGGAAAACGAGTTTCTATTAAATGATTATAATACAGAATTATTAAGTTGGGAAAAATCAACTAATTTAAAAAAAAAATATCCAACTAAAGAATTATTTTTTGAAAAAAAATGGAAAGTTAATTGGGCAGAACAAATAACAAATACTTTAGGAAATTATGAACCAAAATATATAAATGGTAAAATTAGTTCTCCTAAAACACCAACAAAAGTTGAAAGAAAATCTGACGAATTTTTTGATAAAATATTAGTTGATTTAATATGTAGTATTTGTAAAAAAAATGGTATTAATGGATGGATATATTTTAGACAAGAAGATAATGAATTTCATGATGAAATTTTAATATGTAATCCATACGGTTATATAGAATATATAGATTATCATAAAATATAAAAAATATATAACACATATACTTTATAAATGTTTTTACACACAGACACAGTGGGGCTCGTGAAGAAAGCATTCTTTGCAAATCTCCTTAAATTCCATATTTAAATATTCATCAATACAATAGTTATCAATATTTTTTTTGATATAGTATACTTCTTCATCATAAAATTTATCATCTAGAATATTTGAAATACTTGGCATAATAATTTCATTAAAAGTATCATAATTGTCATCCATTGTTTCGGAAATATTGCACCAGTTGTTGTAACAAATCATTTTGTATAATATTAATTATACTTTTAAAATTCATTTTTTTTTATAATAAAGTATTTTATGTACATTTGTAATATATATAAAATTATACATAATATTAAAGTTTAATGAATAAAATAATTAAATATATAAAAAGTATTATTTTCCAAAAAGAACTAAAAGCTTTTATACACATTTTAAAAGAAAAAGTTTTTGAACATAATGGTATATTGTTTGGCGATATTGTTGCTAATATAATTATACAAAAATATTATAAAAATTTATTTATTAAAAATAAAAATAATTATAACAATTTTTGGAATAATAATTATGATAAAAATACTATTTTAAGAATGCAAACTAGTAATAAAATAGATATATATTTCACTAATAGTTATGATTACTTAAATTTTATAGAGTATATTAAAACAGAAAAATCTATTGAAATAGTATCAATTAAAAGTATAGATAATAGTTATTCTGTTAATAATTTATATGAAATTAAAACGGTTATAGGTAAAACTGTAACATTTGTTGGATATGATATTAATGTAAAATTAAATATATTATTTAAATTACCAGCATATAAATATTTGGATCCTCCATTTAATCAAACTAATTTTTTAACAGATATTTTAATAATGTCAAAAAGCAAAGAATTTAGAATATCAAATAATACAGGTATAAAATTAATAGACGAAATGAATTTAATTGAAAAAAGCATATTATATACAAAAATTTTACAAGAAGTATGTAAAAAAAATAATTATATATTATGTGAAAATAACTTTTGTAATAATTATATTGCTACAATGACATTAGATTATTTAAAAAACGATTGGAATATTATTAATTCACCTTTAATAATATCCTATAATAATAATAATAATAATATTAACAATTGTTATATATGTCAATATAATATTGAAAATAATGACGAAATAATTACCATTAATAATATAACTAAATGTATTTTACATAAAGAATGTTGTTATAAATATTTAGATCAGTTATTAGAAAAAAATAAAAATATTACCTGTCCATTAAGACAATTAATAAATTTTATTGAAACAAATAAAAATAAAATAATTTGTGATTTAATACTTTAGTATATCTTTCATATTTCTAATAATAGTATTAGTATTTGAATTATAAATAATTACAATATTATTATTATCATTTAGTGTTTTTTTTATATTTTTTTTTTCAAATTTATTAATGTTATCTAAATCAATTAATGTTACATTTTTTTTATTATTATTTAAAAATTTAGAATAATCATCAAATAATTTTTTATTTGTTGAAAAATTATTATTATTAGATGATTTAAGAGTAATTAAATTATTTTTTTTACAATAATACATAGGTTTTAAATAGCAATTATATAAAGGTAAACAAGTAACAACAAATAATAATAAAAAGGATTGCATACTTATAATATACATAATTTTTTTTTATATATTTTTGTTTTTTCCAAGTAATAAGGTTATTGCTAAACTAAATATTAATAATAATGGCAATCCCAATTTAATAATATACCAAACAAATAAGAAATCTTTTTTAACTGAATTAGAGCATTCACATTTATTTTTATTTAATAGAGAAATATAATAAATAATTATGAAATAACTTATCATATTGTAAATAAATAATAATAATGATATATAAGATAACCTCATTGTTTTTCTAAAAATAATTAAAAATAACAATGATAATAATGCATAAGTTATAATAAATATAAAATAAAAACTAATATATTTATTGTACCATTTTATATCAGCACATTTACATTTATTTTTTTTTAGATTATGTAACCATATTAATCCAATTAATGGAGGTATAATAGTTAAGGTTAAATTTAATATAACAACAAATACAAATACATGAAAATTTTTATTGATATCTAAAGGTTTTATTGAGCTTTTCCTTTTTTTTATACTCATTAATTAATTCTATATTAATAAAATATTATATTATTTATAATTAGAATAAAATTAAATGTCTAAATTTGTTAATCATTTTAACGATTATTTAAAACAAAACAATGGCGAAACCTATAATAAAAGATTTTTAGATAATACACAAATAAACGATTTTAGCTCTATAAATTATTATGAAAATTATCAAAAATTATTAAAAAATTCATATCAAAATAACTCAATAATTGAAAAAATAAATACGGGTTGTATGTGTAACAATGATAAAATATTAGATAAACAAAACTACATTAAAACAAGCACATATAAAGGTGATATAATTAATAATAAAATATCCAATAGTCCTTTTGACTATGACAAATATAATTATTTATAAATTAGTACTACCAAAACCTCCAATATTTCTATTTGAATCGGCTAAGTTTTCACTTACTTCTATAAAATTTGCATATATTTGTTTTTTTAGTAATAATTGACAGCATTTAAATGGTAAAACTAAATCTGGCATTTCCGAATCAATTTTTGTTAACGCAACATATAAATTGCCTTTATAACCTTGGTCAATAATTCCTACACTATTGCTTAGCATATATCCTGATTTACTTAAGGAACTTCTAGGTACAATTTCAACATAATAACCATTGGGAATATCTAATTTAATACCAGTATCATATAATTTTGTTTTACTGCTAAAAGATTTACTTAAAGAAATAATAGTTAAATCATAACCAGCATCTGACATTCTATTTTTTGATGGTATAACAGCATTTTCATTAGTTTTTAAAACTTTTATTTCAGGCAATGAAATAGTACTATTAAGGGTATTTAAATAGTTACTGTAAAAATATTCATCATATAAATTATTTGTAGAAGTATAAATTTTTCCTAAAAAGTCAATACTATTTACATCAATATATTGTAAAGTAAATAAATTTTCACCTTTATCTATAATTGAAGGAATACCAATAATATCATTAATTAATTCTAATAACTCCTTATTTGAATATGAAATATATGAATATACATTATTATAATGCGAAATAGAACCATAATATTCAAAAAGTGCTCTTATATAATTATAAGCTAAATTTTTATTGTTATTAATAATACTAATATGGTCAATATAATTTAAATTAGTTATATCATTTTCTAAATTAGTATTAATATTTTTAATTATATTTTCATTATTTATTTCTAAATTAATAGAATTTTTATCATATGTTATAATGCCAATATAATTAAATAAATCCAAAATATGAATGCTTAGTAGTTTATTTCTAAAATAGAAATAATATTTATTATTTTCTTTTTTTTCAAAATTTAGTAAAAGTAAACCTAATACATACATATTTTTATTTGTTAAAATTTCAAAATTATATTCATCCATATTTAATAATAAAATAATCAAAATATTTATATCATTTTTTAATCAAATCTTAAAATATATTTTTTATTATTTAATATAGTTTTATTATTTGGATACATATTTTCAAAAAATTTACCTAGATTTTCATGTATAGTTTCTTTATCATTATAATTAAAATTATAAATTATATTTACTGCTTCAAAATTACTATGAATCCAATAATGTACCATATAACTATCTGAATCATAATTTCCATATCTAATTTTATCAAAATCATTATCACAAGAATCTAATTCTAATTTTATATCACTAATTGGAAAAATTTTATTTGTTTCTATAATAGTATAACGTGATTTGTCTGATTTATCTATTACTAGTTTATATAGTTCTGAACCAAAAATATTAAATTTGCCAAATATATCATCTCCATATTTATCATATATGCTTATAATTATATCAATAATATTTTGAATAATTTCATTTTTACTATTACATGCAAAAAAAGCATTGCATATATAATTATCAGCATTCCAAATATGTTTGGTTTGTTCTGATGGCTCGTATGATATATAAAACGTATCTAAATTAAAATTAAATAAACTATTTAAGTTTTTTAATAGTAATATATCCAAATCTATATATATACCACCATAATAATGTAATATAGCTAATCTTGCTAAATCACTTTTTTGAACACCTAATATATCTTTTTTATAAATATTATATATTTTCTTATAATTTTTTTCTAAAAATATATCAATGTTATTATCATCCCATAACATAAATTCAAAGTCATTATTATTTTTAATACTTTCATTGCGTAATTTTTCAAATATTGTTGGTAATTTGTTTTTATTAAACCATGTTTGATGAATAATTTTTGGTATCATATATATATAAATATTATATTAATAATATATATAATACACTTTATATATTTTCTGATGTCTGATAATGATACTGAATGTTGTATTTGTTTAAATAACATTAATGAAGAAAATATAATAAAATGTAATAGATGTGTTAATATACTATGTGATACATGTTTTAATAAACTAGATAAAAAAATAGATAATAATTATATGTTATGTTATACTTGTCCAAGTTGTAAATTAGATGTTAAATTAGATTTAGAAGATTATGAAACAATAAAAAAATATAATTTATCACAATATTTTAAAAATACATTATTAATACAAACAAATAATATAATGCATTTGCAAATTAAAAATAATATATTAGAAAATAAGGTACATTATTTAGTATATTGTTTAGATAATGTTTATAAAATATATAAAATGGTGTTTATTGCAGATAAATTTTGTAGCTTAATCTTAATTGGTATAATGTATTTATTTTTTAGCTAAAATAATCAGTATTAAGTTTAAAACCTTCAACTAATTTACCGTCATATTTAGCTACATAATCTAATGGCGAAGATGTAATAGACATACCACAATATTCAACTGGTTTTTTATTAAAATCTTGTTGTGTATAAATACCTATATTAATAGATTCTTCTAAAATCCATCTAAAATTTCTCCAAAATTCATCTGTATGTCCTATGCTTTCTGAAACAACATGAGATATTTCATGTAAAACAACAAACATCATTGTATTTAATTCCATTAAATTATCATTATTTCTAATACATAATACAATTTCCTC